ATGGGCTCTCTCCACCGGACTTCTTGCTGCCCCCTGATTCATCAGAATCAAAGAATATTTAGCGCTCTATCGTGCGAGATATCAGTGTTCACTGATAGAGGAAGCCGGTGTACGGCTAGACTTAGCGTTGTATGTATTGTAGTGTTTGTCTCGTCCATTATTAGTATTTAGATAATTGATTAAGTGTCCATTTTTCATGATATTAAGATGTATAATCTGGAGAGACTACTGTCTAGTCGTAATGAGGTATTAATTTGTCTTGTATCCATTGGATTTAGAAATATTTTGTGGCATGTCTGGCCAATATTAATTGCCATGACTTATTAGAAACTAATATTTCATCTTTGGATTTGATTAACTTAAGAGCTTCTTCAGTCCCCAAGATATAAGGACTGTTGAATCTTTACAATGTATTTCTTTAAGATTAAGTTTTTAGGATTTCAAAAGATATATCTTTAGTGTCATGATTTAAGACTGGTCTGCTACACCCCGAGCACACCACCTTCAAGTCTTTAAGAATATCTTCGTTTTATAATTGATTAGTAGCAGAGATCATCAATAGATTTTTAAAGAATGCAGAAACTTTCCTGTTTTATATTTTGTTTGACCATTGATCAATGCGTTTATTCAAAAGAACAGTTTTAACGGGATGCTTTCTGAAATAATCAACCTTAGTTGTCTCAGTTATTCGCATCACTTCACATTTCTCAGCATCATAAGATCTGAGCCTTACTTCATAGAAGGGATTGTCCACATTACAAGTACTCATGATTTTAATTATGTAGTTGAAACTAGCACTTTTGAGTTTTTGTTTACGTTCTAAGATTAATGCGAGTCTAGCTATTGGAGAACCAATTATCAACCGCCTTTAATATTATAACCAAGTATTGTAGTGGTCATTAGCAATGTAGTCCTGTTCGGGATTGCCAGGTTGTTTGTCTGTATTCCATGGTTTATTAAATATCATGGATGAACACATTCTAGATGGGAAACCCTTGGCAATATTATTTGTTGAGCAATACTGAATCCTCAGAAAGTCAGTACTACCGTATGAGCATATTGACACCCTATTTTTATCTGCATGTACTTATAGATTCTCTTTTTCGTATGTTATCAAATCTTGACAACATTAGAGAATGTTTTAACGTATTAGTCCAGCATCATCACCTTAATAGACGTCGGTTTTAGTATCTTATATTATATCCTAATCATCTAATATTATCATTTTGTAAATCATATTACAAAGTCCACCAATGACAGAAGTCATTTTTAGACCTGACATTAAACCAGATATTATATTTATTTAATTATTACCGTATTCTAAGATACTATCTTATAAGATTTGTTCATTTAGCCATTATAATTAAGAAGGTGATAATATATCTTGCATGAGATATTCGCAGATGGCAGCAACCATCCACAATTCAATAGTGTGGTCAAATTTTGACTGATCAATAGGGAAGAAGACTTTGTTGCTGGCAGAATTCTTGTTTATAGTTGTTTCTTGCCAGTCTTGTTGATCTTTTTTGCTCATTGCTATCCATAATTATTTATGCAATTGAGAATTCTTGTTCTTTTCTAAAGCTATTTTCCAAGCGGTGTATACGTAGTTGAACACCGAATATTGGGTTAAATCTGTATTCACTACCGCTCTAACTTTGCCTGGTTCTCTCTTCTATATAGCGTAAAATTTGAATCCATTGAATTTTTCTCCAAATATTTTAGAAAGATTTGGCATATCCATGTTCTCTACATGTTACCAAACCTTTTCCGGATCCGTTTTGGTCAGAAACATATTTGATTTCGAAGTTCCTGAGCCCTTTGCACTTCCCTTAGATGGTAGCTCGCTTAAGAATGTTTCTTTGAGTTTATCCTTATTATTTGATCTTAATGGAAGCAATTGTTTGAGTTTGTCTTTGAATGCTTGGAGGGTTATTTTTGTTTTATTTGAATGTTGGTAACTGTAGCTATCTTCTATTGATCTATTGTTATACTTCTTGACTTGGTCTATTGACACATTGTTAGGATTAGCCCAGAATTGGAGTTATTCCAGAAATTAGTTGTCCTCTGCTCTAGGTGTGAATCCAACTGTTTGATTAGCTCCAGATAGAATATGATCCATTAGTAGACCACTGCATTTCTACATTCCCAATGCAATTTGATCTCTCTCTTGAGGATTCAACATGCCAATTTGAATTCTGGTCTCCTTATCCAATACATGAGATATGGTTATCTGATACATCATCGTTGGCAAGATCGCTTGCATACGAGGTATTTACCATATTTTGACATGTGGTAGAACTGAAGTTTACAACATCAATTGAGCGAGTGATTAGTTCTTCAATGACGGTTGGTCTAATTACAAGGCAGTGAAGATATAATAATACAAAACAAGCATTTTAGGATGTGAACCTTGGCTATTTGTCAGTGAAGTAGTCAACCAATTCAAACAAGATAGGGATATCTATAGTAGGGTCAAGCTCGTTAAGTAAGATTGTTCCTTCATCTAATCCTACTTATATGTCGCCAACGAATGTGATATATTAGTTGTTAGCTGTTTAAGGTATTTGTATTGATGGGACAAATTTTCTTACTACTCTTATTTACTCTTCCGTTGGTGACCAGTCTACTGTGAATATAGTATTATCTCCACACAAACCCAAGTCAATTCCAGTTATTCTTTTGATAATACCGAAAGTTTTATAGTCTAAAGACGTTCCCAATTTTGCCTTACAGATGTCGTAATTACCTTCCGTAATTGTAACCTCTTATAATGCTTTGACTTTTTCTTGAATGGGAGCTTAAGTTTTTCTTTTGTTATCTAACACTATTTTGACTACTTCGTCTACCTTTTTAGGTCGTTCATCAACTGGATTAGTGGGAATAGATTATTTCCTTTAATATTGCTATTTACTGGGACCAGACTCAGAAGCACTAGCTGCAGCCATTCCTGAATTGTCAATGTTTCTTAATTGTTAGTCTACCAATCTTCCAGTCTCTGGTATGTTAGCGTTTATCTATTGCGACTTTGAATGGAACTCATTTCTATCTGTTTTTGGTGGTAAAGGCATGTTTATTTCACATGGTTAATTAATTTTCTATCTATACCTAGTTTCTGACTTATTATGGAAATTTACTCCTCTTATTATTCTGGAGAATTTGTCTGACCTTACTTAATTCCAGTAATTATAGTCTAGTATATACTAACTAAGTTTGGATCCATTTGAAGAGCTATCTGAAAAATTAGCTTCTACTTTCCTATGAAGTTTGGCCATCCTAGCAAATCTACAACCGTCTTGATTGTATAGTGTTACTATGTTGGAAATGTTTACTAACCAATCCACTTGTACATTGTTATTTGCTACAATAGATGGAGACAATTACCAGCCAAATTTGGTTAATAGATCAATGTCTAATCCGACACCGTAAACTTAAAGTTATAGACGCAAGGTAGTTATTAATTACACTAACAACATGGTTAGCTTTGAGGATCTTTCTAAGATTACTCCATCTAAATCAGCATTTCCTTTTTCAAGTATCTCTTTTGCATGATTTGTTATATTAGTTAATTAGACAATTGCGTCTGACAACATGCTTACGTGATTTTGAGTTTTATGTCTTGTACAAATGTGTCCCGCAAGGTGCTTACTAGCATCAACATTATTACTAGATGGTTCCTGTCTGTCCATAGGTCGAATATCACTTCCTTGTCTTATAGTTTGATCCATGAATTATTTAGCTGAAACATTTTTTAAAGCATCGTCCTTAGCTGCAATAGTTGAGGCTGCTCCTTAGTTAGCAAATTTGCTTTGACTGTTTTAAACTTGTTTTTGTACTGCACCTCCACCTGATCCGTGATGTTTTGTTTTATTGTATTTCTTCTTGAGTAATTTTAAATCACGAAAAAATTGTGCTTTGCTCAACTCACCTTATTTAGTTTTATCTATTTTTTCATCTAAAACGTGTTTAAAGTCATTTCTTTAAGCTTCTTTAAATCCTTCTTTACCAACGATATCTTTGGATTCTTAAGTCATTAGACCACAATTATTAGATTGTTTGACTTTCTTTTTATATATACGTTTTTCATTTTGATTTGTCTTGTAGATAGTTTTATCATCATGTATCTTCTTCCTGAGATCTTTGTTTTCTTTGAAATTAAGCATGTTTATAGAACCATTGTTATCAGTCAATTGTTTCAATTACTTAGCTAATTGTGCCCTAGTCCTAGCATTGAGTTTGTCATTTAATAATTAAAGCTTAATTTAGTCGATTTAGAATTATTTTTCTGTCAATTGCTAACTAATTGCATTAACAGTAATTTAATCTCTAATTGGAAATTCGATTATGAATTATCCAATAGTTTGAGCACTCTGACGTTTATAGTTTGAATTCCATTCCCAATCTTAACCTAACAGCAAGTCATGTGATAAATCCTCTACTATAATGGCTACAAGTTCAAAACCTTGAGAATTACTTAGACTGACCTCACCATGAATAATTAAAGGTTATCCACTAGCAGAATTTAATGAGACTTGGGTATTACGTACACGTTCAAGAGGTATCAGTCCTGATTTAACACAAGTTCTACAGGCACCGCTGTCTATTTTTGCAATTATCTGTTTTTCAAATAGTTTAACAGACATCAGATTATCTTTAATTGTTTATTTTTCAGTTGAATAGACTAGATCCAACAATATTTATTCTTGTTGAACTTGTTGTGATTAGCTAGCAGAAGATGATTTGATTGATTGAGGTTGTCTTGCAATTAGGGATATATTGGAAATTCCGTCTTTAGCTTCTTCAGCATTAGGTTCTACCTTAACAGCTTTATCATTCATATTTTCTATATTTTCTATTACTTTCTATTTAGTAAAGAACTTGTTATATGAATTCATCATGTTGAGTTATTTTCCAAATATCAAGTGAGTATTAGATTCAAATCTTCTTGATCTATACATGAAATATTCCTCAACTTTGGCATTATTTTCAATATAAGCTGTTGTGACTAATGATTGTCTAGTAGCACGCATTATAGGAACTAGAGCAGGATGGGAAGGATAATAGAATATGTTATCTATATCAGAATTTAACCTATTATTAATCTTTTCTAATTAAGGTATGTCCTCATATTCTACAGGTTGTAACCTTTGAGTCAATCTAGAAGTGAAAGAAGGAGTTGTCTGTATTACTAGAGCAGGCATTTATATCAAGAATTATGCTGCAAAGGATGCACCCAAATCTGTATCTCTTGATATTCTAAGCATTAAAG